AAAGCATTTGCATTATCAGTATTAAAACGATTATGTGTAAATACTAAGTCTTGTAAATCATCAGTAATGTTAAGAGGTGAATTAATAGCTGCATCAACCCCATAACCAGTACAATGATCTACAGTTAAACCATCAGCTGTATTAGCAGAACCACTTGGTGTAATATAATCCACAAAGTTAAGGTCTGTTCCAGCTTGTTTGAAGTGGCAATAACTTACTGTACAATTAACTGCAGTTGGAACAATAGCAGCAGCAACATCAGCAAAGTTAGCATTAAATATCATATTATGTAAAGTAACGTTAGCAGCACTAACAGTAATAGCTGCAGCAGTTGCTGTAGTAAATGATATTGTAGGTCTTAAAGTTCCTGAACCAAGACCAACTATAGCTACACCAGCTACGTCGCAAGCAATAGCTCCAGCAGAAGCTACGTTTTCAGCGTGACCAGGCATAACACAAATAATATCACCACGGTGTGCTTTACATTTGCCAATAGCACCATCAATCGTACTAAGTGGTCTTAAGTAAGTTCCATCGTTAGTATCAGAACCACCAATACCACCTTCAGGTAATACTCCTGAGTTATTAACCCAGAATTGTTTTCCAGGATAAAGCGTTAATAATGGCATTCCTTTAATAAGTACACCATTTGCCCATCCATTAGGGTAACTTGACATTCCCATTTTATATCTCCTATTAAGAAAAGTAGGGGGGAAGAGGGTACTTCCCCACCTAACAGTTTAGGTTTTAGGCACCTGGTGAGCCATAAATAGCTCTAGGGTCCGTCCAACCAAATGAATAACGCTCAACTGCTTTGAACTTAGCATTTTCAGTGTCGAAATCATTATCAATTGCGAATTGTAATGGACGACGTTGGAAATGTTTCATTCCATCAGCAACATCTGTGCGTATAAACCAAGCATCGGTATCATTGAAATAATGATTAACGTTTACACCACCTGGGAATTTACCCATGTTGTATAATGCGTTAACATCATTATCAGCGGTACCAACACGATGTGGCGTTGCTAAAATACGATGAGCCTCGTAAGTGAGGTCAATAGGTATATTTAGCGTTATAGGATGAACTGAGATTTTTAAACCTCGGTCATCAGTATATTTGCCAATATCGATACATGCTTGTTCTAACGCTGCTTCTGATAAATCAGCTGCGGTCGTTAGTTCGTTTGCCCATGTTCCACCAGCCACGTTAACGTGAGCAGTAGAGCATAGTTCTAGTCCGTCACCGCCAGTAAACGAGTTATTAAAAGCTCGATTATATACATTAGCAGCAACATTTTCTTTAGTTTGTCTCATTGAGTAAGCCAAACCTTTGGCACGTTTTTGTGCAACAACACTATAAAGGTCATCTTCGACCATTTCGCGAGTTACAATAAAACCGTTTGCGTACACAACATGAGTGTATCTTGTTAAAAAGCCTTGACGCTCTTCATCATAAGATATAGCACTGCCTTCTGGTTTAGCAACTGCTAGACCAAAAGAGGTAATGCCCATGTCTTCTTCATAGTTCTTGCTAGAAGCGTATGAATCAAACAATTCTGTCCACTCAACTGCGTGCTCATTGTATGCTTTTCCATACCACGAATTGACGCCAGGCCAAAGGGCTTTCGCAAAAGAGCCAGTTGTAATAGTAGCCATTTGTTATTTCTCCTTAGTTTATATACCTGCCGTTCCGCTGTCATTCTTGTATGCATGCATGTTCAGCATTACAAGCCATCTAGCGTTCGCGGAAGAAACATCATTATCTTCTCTCTCAACTAACCCTATAACTTTTAATGGTGTGGCTGCGGTTGTTACACCAGAGCTACCATCAATTTCCATTCCAGAAGCACCAGTAGTGGTAGAGCCAGAACCAATTACAACATCGACGTTTTCGCCAATACCTGTAACAGCTAAACTAGCGTCATCAGCTTGTGCTTCATAAATAGTCATTGGATCATCATTGATATACACCGCAAGCGATGTAGAAGCAGCGTGATGCATAGCGTTTAAGCTGTCAGGATTAATTTCCCAACCAACAACAACACCAACAGCTATGTCAGCTGTAGCGCTGTCAAAACGATCAACACCAGGATAACCGCCACTGCCAGATGCAGTACCAGTTGCTTCTTTTTCAACGATATCACCAAGAAATAAGGCATCGTTAACAGAGTAGTACTTACGGACGCGGCCAGTATATCCGCCGCCAGATAAATGACCTATTGGTCTAAAACCATTCGGTCTATCTACGTTAGCCATAATAATTACTCCCTTAGGTTAAAGTTAAGCGCTTCCTTGTGCAAAAGTCATTAACTAGATTTATGATCTAAATCTAAGTTTCCGTAATGACCTTCTTTACTAGTTTGCGCGTATAATTCTTCTTCTACTTGGTCAATCTTAGCTTGTTTAGCAGCTTGATCTTCTTCGTAGAACTTGCGGTCAATAGCCATAAGATATAACATTTCTCCAGTCGAGTTACCGACTTTGCAGACAACGTTTCCCGTTGCTTTTGATCCGTCAACTTTTTTATCTCCCACTGCTAGTCCTTTATCTGTTATAAATTGATAACCAGCACTCTGAAACACTTGACAACGATTTTTAGTATCTAAAACCCACCTAGCCACTAAGTGATCAGGTACATCTTCGACATTTAAAATCTGTCTGGCCTGTGCCATAGGTACTCGCTTTGGGCGATCTAGATTTTTTTCTAATTTGCTTGTCATGTCTATATTTCTCCTATCTTTTCAAGCTCAGCTACATACTCATCTATAGAGTCGACAGCTCCAGCATCGACAAACGATTGTCCGATCTGAGCGTACATAGCCCGCGAACCCGCGGGTAGATCATTCAATGTTTTTTTCTTATTTGCCCCATTCGGGCTAGGCTTTGTAGTACGTCCCGTAGATGCGACAGGTGATGCACTCGGCACCTGCTTTCCAAAAACTTCAGGATAACGAACTTTAATTTCATTATCTGTATATTGAAGTACATCATCAATTGTAGCATTAGGATTACTTGTTCTAAATCCAACTGCAATTGAATCTGCGTATTGGCGCATATCTGCGTTGGTACGATACCACGAATTATTATCTATATATTCAGCTATTTTATCTGAAGTATATTTTTCTTCAGTTTGAGCTGCAACATTTGGAACACTCATTGCAGGTTCAGATCTGATTTTACTCATTTCATTATCTATATCAACTACTTTATTAAACTCACCTTCTTCCATGGCAGTTGCTTTTTTATCTGAAAGTTCTCTTAAAACTTTTTGTCTTTCATCTTCTCTAGTTGCGGCTTGTATATTAGCCATTTTTTCTACCATAGCATTTAGTTTATCTATTTGCTTTCTTTGAGTACCCATAGTTTTGAAATACTCTCCTCTTTCTAAAAAGACTTGTGCATCTCTCCACTGAGTAGGATCTCCATCCCATTCATCTTGAGGAACCCATCCTTGCGCACGAGCAGCCTCATCTATAGGATCTTTGTCTTCTGTTTTAATATCAGCTGTTTTTTCAGCTTCAATTATATCACTTTCATCCATTGGGGCTTTCACTTCTTCTTTTATTTCAGCCTTAGGTTCAACCTTATTTTGCTCTTCAGTAGCTGAAGGCGTAGGTTTAGTATCATCATATTGTGCTATAAAATCACTCATTTTCTTTTTGCTCCTTGTCTACCATCTTGCAAAGTACGTCTCCATCATCTAAAATAACAAAGTCTTCTTTGGTTTCGGGATCTTGTATTAATTTTCCTCCGTACCTTGAATAAAGAATCCTGTCTCCAATTTGTACCCAAGGTTCTTTATTTTCTGAATTTTTGTTATAATCTATCCAAGCTAAAGGACCAATATCTACAACTTCTCCTACAGACATAGTTGCTTTATACAACTTTTCATCTACAGCAATAGCTATTTTAATATCTGTTCCTTTTACTTCGTGAGTAGTTTCTACTTCATCAGGCTTTATTAATAATCTATATCCCAAAGCCTTAAGCATCATTATACTCCTTAGACGTATCTTCTATTTGAGTTTCTTCTTCATTTTCTTCTGAAGGAACTCCTTCATCTATTAATTCTATTACAGCATCTATAAGTTTACATCTTCCAATTATTTCTACATGAGTCATTGCTGTAGCGTCTACAGTTTCTCCACATAATGCTCCTTTAGAAAATAATTCTTGTAATTCTTTTTTTGCTGCTTTTAAATAGTTTACTAACTCTTGTGTGTAAACCATGCCTTTCCAAGCGTATCTATCTCCGCTCATTTTTTTTCTCCTTTCTATTAGGTTTATCTAGGTGTTTCTTTTTCTCCTTCAACTGCTTTATTTGCTTGTGTTTGAGCTTTTATTTGCTCTTGTATTATTTTTAATTCTTGTAATTGAACATCCATATCTTTTTCTCTAGCTTCCATTGCTAATTTAGCTTGTTCTAATTCTGCATCAAATTGAAGTTTTAACTTTTCTAATTCAGTTCTTTCTACTTCCGCTTGTGCTTTAGCCATAGTTAATACAGCATTAGCCTCATCTCTAGCTGCTTGATACTGAATTTTAACTTGTTGCATTTCTTGTTCGGATGCTTGTAATTGTAATTCTTGCATTTTAATTTGAGCTTCAAAATCAGGTTGCGGCTCAGGCATTTGCATTAATTCTGCTATTCCTTCTTGGTCTTGGGCTTCAAGTATACGTTTAGTAGCAACTTGAGGATTAACTGAACCTAGTTGTAGTAACGCCATTAATGATTCAGCTTTAGCTAATTTTTCAGCATTAGATACATTTGTTGGATCGCTGTTAGGAACTACATCCATTGTTTCATCTTCAAAATCTTGTTTACCGATAACTGCTACTTCATCTTCAGGACCACTAGGATCTAATACAGCAAAATATTTTTCATCATCTAAATATAACATATTTAATCTATATATCTTTTTAAACTCTCGTTTCATTGAACGATGTATTCTTTTATAGATACTAGAAAATACTTGTAACCCTTGTCTTAATACTTCTGATGTAGTAGACCAAGGTTGGTTTTGACCAGGATTTTCTCCAGTCATTAAATCAGTTACTGAACTAAGTTGTTGTCCACTTTGTATCATCATACCAAGTAATTGAAATAATACAGTTGATGGTTGTTTAGTTGGAAGAGGTACAATACCTTTTCTTAAGTCATCACCAATTGTATTAACATATCTCCATTCTCCAGGTTTTAAAGGAGAATTACCATTTGGTATTTTAATGCCTTTAGCTAAAAATCCTGATTGTAAATTATCTAAAGTTCCTGAATCAATAAGTTGATTTATTAAAGTATTTGCTGCTTCATTAAGAGGACCAAGCAAATTACCAAAGCCCATTCCGTATACACCTGAATTTGGATCATTAATAAAAACATAATTAGTAAAATATTCTACAGGCTGTATAGAAATTATTTCACCTTTGTCATTCATATCTATTCCTGTTTGATCATATCTTGCAGCAACACGAACAACTTTTTTAGTATCTTTATGAACTGTAATTACATAAGGTTCTTCATATCCATCATTATCTAAATCCCAAGTACAATGACATTCTAAAAATTCATGTGGAGAATCTTCATCATTACTAGGAGGAGTTATTCCTAAAAGTTCATCTTCAGCTTCTGAATGATCCCCTTCATAAGAATTAGATTCTTCAGGTAAATCAACATCTAAAAAATGTCCCATACGTGTTTGTCTAGTTACTTCATTGGGATAATAATATAATTTATGTGTTTTACGATTTGCATCTTCTAAAGAACTTGCATAATAATCAACACATAAATCTTTTGGTAGAACTAAATCAGATACCATTTTAGTTCCGTCCCAATAAGTCTTTTTAAATACATTTCCAATTATTGGAAGAATTAAACAGGTTCTATCCATTTGATCTTCCCAAGTATCTATTTCTTCTAATAATTGGTAAGACATATAATTACTTACTCTTCTTGCTCTTGCAGCTTTTAGTCCCTCAGGATCTTTTCCAATTACTCTGGCTTTTACAACTTTATTATTAGGTAAAAGAGATTGGTATGCTCTGGCTGCAAATTGTAAAGAAGCTATAGTCAATAGCGGATATTTTACATTTGCTGCATCTGGCCAAGGGAAATTTTTATTCGAAGATACTTGTGTAGCTAGCTTCATATATTCTTCGTATTTATCCATCCACTCGGCACGAGAGTTTTCATCCATTTCATACCAATCATAAACAGATCTACCCATTTCTTTAAGAGTATTTTCGTCTAGTTCTTCTGCTATATTTACTGAAGTAATTAAAGCTTGTAAATCAGTTTCTGTTGTCATAAATTAATATCCAGTTACTTGGGATCTACCCATATGTATTGATCCCATAGTTTCATTATATTCTTCATCCCAATCAGAATCATCCTGTTCTTCCTGAGTAGGAGCTGTTATCATTTGATTTAAAACTAATCCTAACCAAGCTATTGAGTCAACTTGGTCATCATATTGTCCTCGATCAAATCTTAAAAGTTCTTGTTCAAAAGATGGAAACCATTCTGATTCTTTATCAAAATGAACTCCTCCTTGTCTCATTCTACCTTGTATTGCTCGAGCACGAGATAATTTATCTCTAAAAGGAACCATTGGATGTAAATTAATAAATATTCCAGTTTTTAACATTTCATCTTTTAAAAAAGGTCCTATTGCTTTTTTAAGTGCTCCTTCTTCAACTACAAACAAATCAGGTTGATACCTTATTTGCACAGCCATCATTTCATCAATAATTTGTTTTGCATCCATTCGTTGTCTGATAACATCAACAATATGTAATACGCCACTATGATCTACTCCACCTACAGTAATAACAGAATAAGATCTTTTATCTTTTTCTGATATAGCAAAGTCTATTGCTGCATAATAAGTTTTCGCTAAATCAAAATCATCTTCTTCCATAGGTACAAAATCATTTTTTCTAAAAAATGCATCCCCTTCATGTATAGGATAATTTAAATATTCTTGCGCATATCCTTCTGATATACCTTGCTTAATAAAATCATTTTTTAATTTAGTAAGTCTTTGTTCATTAAATTTTTCAGGCCATAATATATCTTGAAAATCATCAAAATCAGTATGTGCTCTATATTTAATTGAATGCCAAGCTCTTTTTTTATCTAAAGAATATTCTCTAAGTTTTTCTCTAACTGTATACTTAGCATCATCCCCAGTAGTTTCAGGCATTAATCTTTCTAATAAACTGTCAAAATGTAATATTGTTCCAACTAAACGTATTTGACCAGTATCTGATAAAGCTGGTATTAACGCTCCATAAAACCAATTTCTAAATTTATCTCTACGTTCTTCATTGGATACAGCTTCATCATTTTCCATATCATCACAGATTATAAGATTAGGTCGTTTACCTCTCCATTTAAAACCACGAACAGATCCCGAACCACCTGATGCACCTCTAGCCATTATTCTAACTTGATGATTATCAGGTCCCATTTTAAATCTTACTTCTCTTTCAGCATCTTTGTAAATATCTGTTACTTTAAATAAAGTTCTTAACTTTTGATTTTCATACAATTCCATCTTAATATCATTTAAGAATTGAACCGCCTGAAGTTCAGTATCAGATACTAAAACTACAAAGTCTGCTTGTCTAAATAAAACCGCTGCTAATGTATATGCGTGTGTTACCGCAGTACTTTTTGCGTGTCCTCTTGGAGCTGCTATAGCAACAAGTGAGTGATCTGAGCAACAATAGTCCCAAAGTTCTCTATGGAATTGTGGGGTAGGTTTCGGATTGTCGTATCTCTCACTTAGTAAACTAGTAGCAAAGCCGTAAATCAGGTCACTAGTTAATTTCATATATTATTTAGCATTAATATACATGGTGACTTCAAAACCAAAACGAAGGTCTTCAAGCGCTGGTGTTTCCCATTTCATATTATTTTCTCCTTTATAATAATGGTGTAAATACTAAAGATGTACATCCCGATAATAATAATAAACTTAAAAATGTAATTATTATACCAATGATAAAAACATCTCTTTTAATTAATGGTGCTACTAATGTAGCTATTAATATTAATAATATTTTAAAATCTTGCATTATACGCCAGCTATAAATACTTCAACTGCTACTTCGTTACTTAATGGGTCAACTAGTATACTTTCTAAATTATGTAATGCAGTTACTATAGTTGCATTGGCATCGGATACAGCTATGCCATCGCTTGGGGATCCCATTATAAAGCTTTTACCAGCCTCAAGTAAAATTGTACATGATTCATCTGCAGCAGAGTCATCTTCACCAGCATCTATTTGTAAAGATAGATTTACTGGATTTGAAGAATCTAAATTTGTTACTCGTACGTATCTTACATCTTCAACATCTAAAGCCCCATCAGCAGTAGCAGATGTGCTTTTAAATGTTGCAACTGTAGTATCTACGCCAGTAGGACACGCTACAATTCTTTTAAAGGTTTCAACAACACTTGCTACAGTAAGAGAAGTAGTTGCACCTTGGTCAACTCCATTAAGAGTTACGCTTTCGGTTAATGTTACTGTTAAATCTGCCATTATTTATTACTCCCCTTATGTTTTTTCTTTATCGTCTTTAGTAACATTTTCACCATGTACCGTAATTGGGATTCTGTCAATTACTTTTCTTGTGTTACGGCTTCTTCTTCCTAGCCTTTTCCGACTCTCTTGCATTTTTAGTTTTTTTCTTTTTCCTGCTGGTCCCTTAGCAATTTTTTTAATTACTTTTTTAGCTACATATCTAGTTCCAGTCCAGATCATTCCTGCTAATAATGGTGCTGGCATTATTTGTATTTCTCAGGGTAGATTTTTTTTCGGGTTGCTTCGTCTTTCCAGAAGGTTTGTTCCTTTTTAGTAACTTTACTTTTTGATGCTGGTTTAGTACCAGATTGAATCTGTTTAACTGCTGAGCCACCAGCCTTCTTGAGTTTTTTCATTTGTTTAACCCATTTATATCCGTTCCAAACTGCTTTACCCGCAGCCATTGCTGTCCATGGATTGATTATTGGCATTACGCGTACCTCTTTCCGTATTTTTTACGATCCTTCGTTTTTCGGGAGTAGCTTCTATTTTTAGATTTACTTACTACTCGTTTATTTTTACTTGAATTATTTTTAGGATTACGATCTTTATGATCAACATCCTTACCGTCTCCCTTTTTAGCTGTGCCTTTCTTTATAGCTTCTTTACGGGATTTATTACGAGCAGCCCTACGCTTTTTTTGCTTAGGTTTGCTGTGATAATTATCGTATTCTTTTCGATAATTCCTTTTAGTTGCCATTAGTATTTCTTTTTTCTTCTCTTTGAAGTTTTTTTCCTTATTGCCACTGTAGTCTGAGTACCGACTATTCTTTTCTTTTTCTTCCTGCTGGCTGCCATACTTGGCTTTGATCTGGGGGATGGCTTTGCTGCACGCATGCCCCCTTTCATTCCCCGCATACCTGCTCTTTCAATAGCATCAATTAATTTTTCAACAAAATTATTATCCATTTTGGGTTTATTAGCCATTTTAATAACTCCTTCCAGTTTTAGGATTACGTTTTCCACCTAATCTTTTTCTAAATAGTCTGGAAAGTTTTCCTGGATCATCAGTATAAATACGAACTCCTTCTACATTAATTTCTTTCAACTCTTTTTTAGGTTTAGAAGTTTTAGATGACATCAATTTAGATTTCACCTTTTGCTTATGCCTAGTAGTCTTTCTTTTAGGTTCAGTATATCGAGCAGCATGTCTACCAGCAGCTTCAAATTCTCTTCCTTTTTTAGTCCACCGAGTTTTTTCGTTCTTACGTCTTCTTGGATCTGTTTTTGCCATTTTAGTATTTCCCCATTAAATTTATTTATATAATCGTCTTTTACTTTCATTTACAATCTTTTGAAATCTAGATTGTACTTCTGATCTTGATCGATTATATGTAGATGGTCCTTGCCTACTTCCGTGTATACTTCCTGGAGTATGCTTTTTACCTTGTGCGCTTTCCACGGATTTATAACCACCATTTTTCTTTTGTGCTCCATTTTTCTTTTTTGGTGTTTTTGTACCATTTCCAGTTTGAGTACCAGCTTGTGCTTTAGCTTTTTTACTTTGTGCTTTTATTACTGCTCCTGCTCCGTATGCACCTATTGCTGCTTTACTTGTAGCTACTCCAGCAAAACTAGGTCTTATAGCATATTGTTTTGTTGGTTTACCA